GAAGAAAAAATAGTAAATATTATAAAAGAACATAAAGTAAATTATGAAGTTGGTGAAGGATATCCTGAATGGAGATTTAGATCTGTATCTCATTTAAGAGATACTGCAGTAAAAACTTATAAAGATCTATTTAATGAAGATATGCAAGTAACAGTTATTCATGCTGGACTTGAATGTGGAGCAATTTCTACTCACTATCCAGATCTAGATATGATTTCAATAGGACCTAACATTTATGATGTACATACTCCTAAGGAAAAAATGGAAATAGCTTCTGTTGAAAAATATTATAAATACTTAGTAGAATTGTTGAAAAATTTAAAATAAAATGTTAAAAGAGGCTGTTGCAAATTATAACAACCTCTTTCTTTTTTATTTTTTTATTATATTTAAAACTTTTTCCATAGTATCTGCAAAATTAGTTTTTAGAACTAAAGATGCTTCTCCATCATATTGAGTACTTTCATTGTTGATTATAACTAAATTTTTTCCTCTAAAATATCTTAAATAATATGCAGCTGGATAAACTGTTAAACTTGTACCTGCAACTATTAAAGTATCTGCTTGTTCTATTTGATAAATAGCTTCATTAACTACATCTTGATTTAAGTTTTCTCCATATAAAGTGACATCAGGTCTAACTATTCCACCACACTCACATGAGAAATTTTTATTTGATGTTTTTCCACAACTTAAACAATACCATCTTTTTAAACTTCCATGTAATTCTAAGACATTTTTATTTCCTGCCATTTGTAATATACCCATTTTTTCTAATTCAGCCAAAACTAAATGACCTTTATTAGGTTTAATACCATTGATATTCAATTCTTCTTCAACATATTCTATAAATATTTTTCTATGTGAACAAAAAAAGTCTGAACTTAATACTTCTTCTGGTCTATATTTTCCTTTGTATAAACTACTATATAAGCCATCTTTTCCTCTAAAACTCTTCAATCCGCTCTCAGTTGAAACTCACTCCATTAACTACCGAATAAAATTAAAAAGGTGAGATTATATCTTACCTTATAGAGAATTAAATTACTTGTAAAGTTGAGCCTATATTTTTTTCTAAAGAATAATACGAAAGACCATTAATTAAAAAACTCCCTGTTGCATCTCCATAATATTTTCTTTCAGGTAAAAATATATTATCCCTTTTTAAAATTATATCAATATTTTCTAGTAATTGAAAAATACTAATATCTTTATAAAAATATAAATATTGAAATACATAAGGCATTCTTGATAAAATTGAGTTAGTATTTGTTGAATTCTCTTCTCTGTAAATTTCATAGAATAATTCATTAATATAGGTAAGATAAATTGAAATTATTTCTCCAAAATTCCAATCATTTTTATATACATAAATACACTTATTCTTTAAAAAATTGGAAAGATTTTCTGGATATCCTATATAATTAATTTTTTTAGTAGTCAATGCTACACCTATATCTAAATTTTTATATAATTTTGATGTCATTTTCAAATCTTCAACATTAGTTTTCACATTTACTCCATGCCAAAACATCCCATTTTTTGTTTTACAAATAAATCAGCTTTCCCTACATTTCCACAATTTTGGTTTTTATATGATATTTCTTTTAAAACAGTTTTAAAATTATAAGCTATATTATTGATATAAATTTGATCTGAGTCAGAAATTATTGCTAAAGTGAGATTTGTTTTAGGATTTTTTATCCATGATCCTTTTTCATCACCCCATAAAATTACTTCTATTTCATTACTTAATTTTAATCCATCTAATTTATGTAGGAAAGATAAAATATATTCTGTTATTTCACTTTCTTTTGTTATTAATGAATCATATACAAATCTTTCAAAACAAACTCCTCTAAGTCCCTCTGATTTATCAAATCTATTTTTTATATATATTTCACTCAGTTCTCTAATTGTAATGTAACCTTTATTAAAATTACAATATTTTGAAAAAGTACTTCCATTAATCTGTGCCAATAATGATTCTAAAATAGAAAGAATTATCAATAGATTTTTTGAATCTATATTTTTAAAGGAATCATTTAACAATTTATTTGAAATAGAATAGGAATAACTTGTATCTAAAATTGCCATAATTTCACCTCATTTTAAAATATTACAAATAATATAAAATAATTCTAATAAAAAGTCAATAAAAATAAGATGGAATAAAATTCCATCTCTTAATTTTTCTTTTCTTCATCTTCTTCTTTTAACTGTTCAAGAGCTTTTCTTAATTTTTTAGGAATTGGAACTCCTGCCTTTGCAGCATTTTCTATAATGCTCAATAATTCTGTTGCACAATAGAATATCCCAACTAAATTTCTAAATCCGATGTCTGGAACTAATTTGTGCATTAAGGAAGCCCCACATAATAAAGCTAGAACCCATAATTTTTTTTCTATTCCTTTATATGCTCTTTTTGAATTTAATTTTTTTAACTTATATCCTGCATACACTCCTGTTACATAATCAATTAACATTAAACCTAGTAATACCATAATAAGTGTGTCGAAGCCTCCTATAAGCCATATCACAAAAGCAATAAAGTATGCCCATATTTTAGCTAAAAATGCCCCCACTATATCAACCCCTAACTTATTTTAAGAATTTTATGCCAATAATTATAATAAGCTACAGCTTCATCAGTCATATCTATTATGGCTTTATCTTTATAACCTTCATTGCATTTTTTATTTTTCCAAGAAGTTTCTCCAAATAATCTTACTCCCCTATACATGGTCTTACTTTTAAAAAATCCTACTCCCAATTCTCTCATGATAAATAGAAAAATTTTATCAGATAATGTTCTATTTATCCCAGTTGCATTATATTCACTATAAAGAAAATCATGGATAACAGCTGCTGGAGTATATATTCCAAAAGGTGGAAATATAGTCCAAAATGAGCGAGGAACTGAAGCTAAATCAGTTATAAAACCTTTTGGGACAGTAATTATATATCCATTAATATCATAAGAATAGTCTTGGAATAACTCTTGTCTTTTGCCATCAGATAATGGATGTGTTATTAGTTTTGTTATTTCCATTTTCTTTCTCACCTTTTATTTTTTTAAAAATTGGTTGTAATTCCCTTACTATAATATCTATTGTATCTTCATTTATAAAAATTTTGATATGCTTTGGGAGTTTTGAGACAAATTCTTGAACTGCTTTCTTTTTTAAAGCTCCCAGTCCTTTTTCTTTGTATTCTAACTCCTGCTTAAGAATTTCAGTGGTAATAGCCTCTTTTCCTTCATATTTCCATTTTAACATTAAAAAAATAATTGTTCCTATTATATAACTTAGAACTTGAATCCAAAATTCCTTATCCATATTTATTCCTCCTTAATTTTCATAGGATTTAATAAAATCAACTATAAATTTTGCCATTTCTTTTATATTTTTAAATTTATCAGCTTCTTCATTACTTCCAAAGAAAGGTTCAACTAAAACATAAGTACAATTTGTATTGCATATTCCATAACCTCCTCTCATTCTAGAGTCTGTAATAAATATTAGCCCTTTTGTTTCTATTACTTTTTCAATTATTTCTTCTTTACCATCTTTATTAATTTTTATCTCTTTTACTTTATTCCATTCTTTTCTTATATTGCTTCCATACTTGTTTTTTAATTTTTCCATAAAAGATTCTGCTAATTTTTTGGCTTCTTTATTTTTAAAATAAATCAGGCATTCGCAACCTTTCGCTTGTGGTGAACCAGCATTAAAATGAAGTTCTAAAATAAAATTGTAATTATGTTTATTAATTTCAGTTACAATAGGTTTCATCTCTTGAATATAATTTTGTTCAGGCTTTCTTGAATAAATATCAATACTTTCTTCCATTTTTTTTACTTCATCACATACGTTTTCCCAATATTCATATTCTGATAACTTTAAATATGGACTGTAAGCACCTTTTCCTCTAGGATTATGTCCTATTACTAATGCAATTTTTCCCATCTTATTTCCCTCTCTTTAACTCCATTTGATTTCTTCTAACTCTTTTACAGTTTCAGCTTTTTCAATTTCAATAAATATTGCTGTATACTTATTTTGAGCAGTTATAACTTTTAAAATCCATTTAAGGTATACTTGATTTATATCTCCTAAACTTATATTAGCTACAGAGTTGTCTTGAAGTCTCCATTTTGTATTTAAAGATTTTAAGAACTCTTTTAATTTGCCTGATTTCATCACATTTTTTAACTTTTCTTCTAAATCTGGAGTAACAGTAATTTCTAAATCACGTAAAGCTTCTTTTAAAATTTCTATATCTGTTGTTTCTGAAGCTATGTCTAATGCTATTTTTACTCTTATAAAATTTATTTCATCATAGTCACGCATTTGAAAAACTTTCCCTTTATATTCAAAACTTCCAAATAATTTTTCTAGTAAGATAGCTTGAAACTTATGTTTAAAAGTTTTCTTTACTCCATTCATATCAATATCCCATTCATGAGAAACTGAATTCCAAGTATGATATGATGTTGGTTGAGGTACAGTTATAAGTTTTTTATTCTCTATGTACTCACCTTGATTTAATTGAATTTCTATTCCTTCTTCAATCAACTCTTGTCTTGTCATCTCTCTTATTGTATTAGTTGAAGAATCATAAGTTGCATTTTTAAATGCTTCGTTTCTTTCAACAACTATATAATTATTTGGATCTAACTCAGGATAATCTAAAAATAAATTATTGTCCATAAAGTTTTTTACTTCATCAGCAGTTAAATTTACAGTAAATTCTATTCCTGCTCTTTTTTGTTTTTGATATATATAAAACATTTTTTCTCCTTTCAATTCTATAAAATATATTATTTTTCTAAAATATTCCTAACTTCTTTCTTTGTAAGATAAGTGAGTTTCTTATCTCTACAGGACTTGCTTTTTGTATATAATGCTTACTTGTAACTGTACTACTAACATGATTTGCATAGCTAGAAGCAAGCCCTAATCCTCCCAAATTATTTATAAGATTTATTGATGTTTTCCTAAGTGTATGAGGATATAAATCAGAAATATCCAAAATTAATCCCATTTTCTTTACTCTTTGCCTTATAGCTCCTTGGCTCATTTTTCTATACTCATTCCCATATTTTGTTATGAATAGCCATTCTGAATCTATCCCTTTTTCTATTCTTGTATTTATCCACTCTTGTAGTAATTCTTTGCATTTATCAAAAAAGAATACATTTACAATATATCCCTCCTTTTCTCTAACTTCTTCAAAGAAACCTTCATCTAATCTAAGTTGCTCAATTTTTAAATTCTGAATAGCACTTATTCTGCAAGCACTATCCAAAAATAATTCCCATAATATTTGGTCCTGGATATCATATTTCTTATTTTGAAATTTCATAACAAGCCTAACTGTTAATATCTGCTCAGCATTTAAAAAGTAGCTTTTTCTAATTTTATCTTTATCTGTAAACTTCAACTTATCTAGTTTATCTGTGAAAGGATGAAATTTTATTTTATTTCTTCTCACACACCAAGAATAAAAACTACTAATTGCAGTAACTTTATTCATCAAAGTTCTTTTACTGTTACCCTTATTTCTACAATAATTACGATATTTTTCTATTATTGAGGGCATATCCTTCAAAGTATCTTTTCCTAACAAAGCCTTATTTTTATAAGTATCTTCCAACCAAATTAGAAACAACTTAAAATTATTAATATAAGTTTTGTAAGTTGTATTCCATGTATCCCAGTTATTTGCCTTACAACTTTCTAAATACTCCAAATAAATTTCACTATTTTCTTTTTTGAATTTCCTTAACATTATTTCTTCCATAATGCACCTCCTAAAATTGTTAGGTACATTATATAAAGTAAAAGTGAATAGATTGGAAAATCTCTACACATATAGAGAGTTTAATAATTATGCTCAAATAAAAGATGTAACAAGTATTACAGCTAGAGTATATACAGTTGGAAAATTAGCAATTACAAGTGTAATAGTCGAAACTTCTAAAGTAATTGGAAAAACAACGATAAAATTTCCAATTAAATATAAAGTATCACCATTTGTAACATTTCAAGATAATGATACTGCCTCAACTCCACCTGGACCTCTTGGAATCAATTGGACTAGTTTGGATTCCGTAGAAGTTCAGGGGTTTAATGGTGGTTTCACAATGCTAGTAGTTGGAGCAATTTAATTTAGCTATTTAATAGACTATATACGTCCAATAGCAAATATCATAAAACCTGCATTGAGTCCAGATACATCAACATAATTATTTGTACTCCAACCAATACGATAGTTTGAACTTGATTCTGTCAAAGAAAAATCATTATCTGTTACAGTAACAAAAGGAATCCCTTTAAATGTTACTGGAAAAGTTAGTCTAGTTTTATTTATAATTCTATCAAAATTATAAGTATTTATCTGTATCATAACACCTGAAAGTTTAATAATTTGGGATGTCATACTTACACAGCCTGTAATTGTTTCCCAGTTTTCTTTATATTCAAAATTAAATAGATTTTCCAATCTCTTTCTATTTCCCCAGATTGAAAGTTCTTCAAATTTTACATCAGGGACACTGATTCTTCTGTTTTGAGTTTCTTTACAGATATAAAACTTCTTGTTTGCTGGAAAATAATAAACATTTCCTTGTATTGCTTCATTCAAAGGAAATTTACCATCTTCTTTGCCAACAGCAGCAACAACTCTATCTTCAATTTCTTGTGCTGTTCCATCATATTCACCTTTTTGAGTGTAATTTGCTTCTAAGTACTCTTTTGTTATATATAAATCTTTACCATCATTATGAACAACAACAGATCCTGTATTTGATGAAATTAAATTTATTTTTACTTCCATTCTGTGAGGTCCATCTGCTTCAGGTGGAATCCAAGAAGTCTCATCTCCATCATTCATATAAAAATATAGAACTTCTACTCCTTCATCTAATACATATATTCCTGTTTCTCTAGGGAAATAGCCTTCTTCTAAAGAAACATTATCTATAACAGTTGTTAGTACTACAGCATCTCCTTTTTGTTCTTTACTTAATATTGATTTTTCTATTTTTATATTTTTAATATCAATTAAATCAGCAGGATTTTCATTATCTATCAGTTTTCCGTCTCCAAATTTCATTTTTGTAAATTGAATAGGAGTAGAACTAGCCTGACATTTTGCAAGATATGCTCTTCCTTTTTTTGTTAATCCACTAAATTTCATTTTATAATCTCCTTTCTAATCTGTTTGTATGCTCCTAAGAATAGATTTTTCTTTACATCTATATCTTCCCCAGCATTAACTCTTTTTCCACTTATAAATACTTCTTTGTATCCTAAAACATTATATTCATATTTTTTTTCTTTCAATAAATAAAAAGCTTCTAAGATACTTCTAACATTTTTATACTCCTCTATAAGTGATAAAACATTTTTTAACCAATCCTTCTCCTTACTTTCATTCACTGTTGTAAGCCTAAATGTAAAAGGTCTCCCTCCATACTCAAACCATTCTTCAATTTTTATTTCATAATTTAAATTTTTTAATTGAGAAATTACAGCAGTCTTAGTTCCTTTTTTTGAATGAACCCAATATGCAGACTTTATTAATTTTATTTTGATTTTTCTGTCTAAGTCTACTCTATATTTATCTATATTAAAAAACCAAGCAATTTCATCTAAAACATTATCTTCTTGTACTTCAAGATTATAAAAAAGTGCTAAAGTTTCAATTTTATCTACGATATAAGTTTTAAAAATTTTTTCAATGCTCTTAGAAAAGGCTGTTAGATTTTTATATTTTTTTAAGTTCTCAGGAAATATTGCTGTGTAACTTGCTCGCTCTAACTTATTCATCTTCCTCACCTATATACTTTATGCTCTTAGTCAGTTCTTTTGCTACAGTATCTTTTTCTATTTTTTGAAAAGCAGGACTTGTTATTTCTACTCTTTTAGCTCCTGCTAATATTATTAATTGTGTTAATTTATTTGGATTTATATCTCTTCCTAGTTTTTCTTTTTGCCAATAAATATATTCATTGAAAGCTGCTTCTACTTCTTTTTTTACCAAAATAGGGTTATCCCCTTTCTTAGTCCAATATTTAATGTCTATGTTATACGATTGTACTTTTGGCTTTTCTATTTCAATTTTATCTGTTAATGGTCTTACATCATCAGCTAATTTTTCTTTAATTTTTTCTAATATTTCTTGACTAGGTAATTCTCCATTTTTCAATAACGGAATAATTTTTACAACTCCAGGTGTTGATGGAGGAGTATAAATATAAGAATCTTTAATATCTTGGTGTGATGTTAATGTATAATATTGATAAGCACCATGAGGTCCTGCTACTGAAAAGGCTCTAGGTCTTAACCTTATTCTGTTTCGATACTCTTCGTCTCCCTCTTTATCAGCACCACCAGATGTTTTAGTTATATTTGAGACTGATAATAGGTAAGGGATATCATCTACAATTGTATTTATTGCTCCAATTTCTATATCATTTCCTATTAGTCCAGAGGTTAAACATCTTACCTTCCCTACTACTGTTCTTCTTCCTGGTTCTAATATTATTGTTTCGATACTCTCGAAGTATAAATTATCTTTTGCTACTTTATGTCCTTTTGGTATTATTTTTCTTTCATCAAATATTTTAGAAAAAGTATATTCTATAGAACATTCAGCTTCTTTTTCGGTTATTCTTGAAACATCTACAAGTGCACCTAAAGCATCTAAATATTTTCCTTGTGAATACTGAAGTAAGTTCATTTTTCCTATAAAATTCATATAATCTTTAGATATACATACCAAATATGTAACCCAATCAATAAAATCTTCTGCTGGATCTCCTGCCTCAACTTTTGATTGCATAATTTCTTCATATCCATTTTTTAATTCTTTTTTTATTTGCTCAGTATCAAAATCTATAAATGTAAATTTATCCATCTTTAACATCTCCAATGACAACTATTTTTATTTTAGCTAATTCTTGATTTTCTAATATTTTTATTTCTTCTACATTGAATCGAGGTTCTTCTTTTTCAATTTCTTCCATACAATCTGCTATAATCTCTGCATTAACTATCTCAATAGGTTCATCAATATAATTAAAATTAATTCCTTTTTCTCTAGCTAATACAACATTTCCTCTTATTCTTGAAACAATATTTTCAATATTTTGAATAATTTCTTCTGTTCTATTTTTTCTAAATTTATAATTTCTTTCTTTTGAAGAGTCTATGTATATTTCCATTAGTTATACTCCTTCAATTCTATTTTTAAATCCATTTTAGTCGGAACTCCAAAAGCATTATATCCTTTAGGATCTTCTCCTATACTGGTAATAACATAATTTCCAATCTTTTTTCCTCCAAGTATAAGTCTTAAAACTTTTCCTTCCTTCAAAAAAGTTTCTAACTTCTTTTTTTCTTTATCTACATTTACTTTGAAAAAACGATTTAAATGAATTGAAAAACTTATGTTTTCGAGCTCTAATCCATCAAACTGTATTTTGGGTTTTTCTCCAATAATTTTATGTTCTATCCATCTTGAAGACATACTTCTTGAAAATGAATTATATGTCTTTGTGTAGATTGAACTTGTAAAAAATACATAATTTCCTAGACTACCAACTATCATTCAGGACCTCCTGTTTTATCTCCACCAGCTTTTACTTTGCTATGGGAATGAGATTTTAAAGATATTCCACTTGTTGTAACATCTTCACTAGCATCTAATTTTCCTTTTATATTTACAGAACCATCTATATCAATATCCCCAACAATTTTAGTTTTTGGACATTCTATTTTTATGCTTTGAGCAACTATTTCTATTTGATTTTTACAATTTATATATAATTTAGAATTATTTTCATCATATGAAATTATAGTTCCATCATTAAAAACAGTTATTTCCACTCCTGCTCCTGCTCCAGCTGGTACAGGTGTTGCTTCATCATATCCAGAACCTAAATAAAAACCATTGAAAGTATTTTCAGGAAATACACAAATTCCAACTTCACCAATCTTAGGAAATGAATAATGTTTTGTTCCTTCTGTTCTTCCTTGTAAAACTGGAATTTCTACAGAAGGAATGTCAATATCTTCAAACGTTACTTTTATAGTTCCTTTTTCAGGAAAGATGCTTGATACAGTTCCATACCTAATCATTTTCCACCTCAAACTCTATTATTTTATGAATTTCAGCATTTATTTTATAAGATAAAAAATCAATTTTTAAATCATCTATCATATATTTCCCAGAGAAATTTCCAAAATCATTTAAAATAATTGCGTCTCCAACTGATATTAATTCACTTGTTCCCATAAAAGATATATTTCCTTTTACTTCTCTTTTATTTTTATCTCTTAAAGCTTTTTTAGCTATTTCTAGTAGTTGCTTTTCAACTTCTTGAGCATTCTTACCAGTTACTTGTTTATCCTCATTTATAAATAAGTTTCTTTTAGTTTGCTTTTTATATGAGTTCCTATTTTTTATTTTAAAAGTTTTTTCTATTTTCTTTTTTTTCTTGTAGTTATAGTAACTTATGGTACAGCTCGAATAGCTATCAGTGTCTTCTGTTGAAAAACTATAACTCTCTAATTGATTTTTAAAAAATATTTTCTTAGCTTCTTTTTTTTCATATTCTTCTTCTTCAAAAGCTATAATTTTGTTATCAAATAATTTAAGATTTATTCCAGCTTCTTCAGATAATTTTTTTAGAAAATCAAAGTCAGATTGTAACTTTTGTTCTATTCTTTGATATTTTCTATTAAAAGAAATTTCACAAATAGCTTTTATATTTCTTTTCTTTGCAATTTCATTAAAAATTGTTTTATATGTTACATTTTCCCAAACTTTATTTTCTTTTTTATCAACAATATCTGAAGCTATATCAAATGAAATAGCTTTTATATTAACTACATCAGGAGGACCACTAAAATCTACAGTATCTATATAAAACAATCCCATATCATGTGTGATTATTTCCAAATCCTTTTCCCAATGTTTTAATGTTAAGACTGCTTTGAGTGTTTCTCCTTTTTGTGGCATCCATGATGATATCCATAACATATCCCTATTCTCTAAAGTGAGCTCTAGTGTATCTAGTTGATTTATAGAGTCACTTTGAGAACATGAAGTAAGTTGACTATGAATTTCTTTTGTTATATTTTTACCTTCGTAAATTATTGTTATTTCTGTCCTTCTTGCATTTTCATTTTCTTTTGTAAAGTCAAAAACATTTATATTTTTAAAATCAATTTCCATATTATCTTCTCCAAGGAGGTAAATTAGAGTCTTTCATATCAATTTTTTTGTATTTTATAACTACTCCTGCTGGAAAAATAAAATACTCTGAATATTCTTCGTTCCATAAATTCAGGTAATGAATAAATTTTGAATTTTTATATAACAGATATGAAATTTTATCCCATGTATCTCCATCTTTCGTTGTATAAGAAGCCCATTTATCTTCCATTTCCTCTCCTCATATTTTCTCTTTCATATTTTTTCATCATATTTTTAAATTCATTAAAAGCTTCATCTCTATTTTTTCTTAATGTACTATCTAGATCTTTGCTATCGTTTGCATAAATCACTGGTGAATATGTTAAATTAAAAGAACTAGAGTTATTTCCATTTTCATATGCTCCTATTAATCTTCCAGTCTTTTCCCATAAGTTTAAACTTCTTTGACTTTTATCATGTGGAATAATAGATTCTGAACTTCCACCTTCTCCAACCCAAGCGAGAGTAGGCGAATTTACAATTCCTCCTAATGCAAATTGGGGAATGTCTCCTCTTCCACCATATGAATATGCTTTCCCATTGTTTTGTGGAATATCTCCTCTTCTTCCTGGAGGTGCTTTCTTTTCATCAATAAACAATAGTTTTTTACCCCAACCGATTGCCTTATCTATTCCATCACTTATTTTTTTAAATATTCCTGTAAAGAAATCTGCTATTGCCATTCCAGTTTCTTTAAGCTTAGTCCATTTCTCATCTATCCATCTAAAAACGCTTCCTAAAATTTCCATTGATGCAGCTTTAAAGTTTTCCCACTTTAAAACGATATTAGTTACCATGCTAGCTATCTTTTCTTTTAACTCTACAGCTTTTTCTTTTATAGTATCCCAGTTACGATATACAGTTATTCCAGCTTTGGCTATCCACCCTAAAGGTCCCATAAGAAACCAAAACTTATCAATAAGTCCAACTACTTTATCTTTTAATTCTATTGCTTTGGCTTTTACAGTATCCCAGTTTTTATATAGTAAATAACCTGCAGCTATTAGTGCTATAATACCTGCTATTATCCATGTAATAGGACTAGCTAGTACTGTCATACTTAAAGCTTTGAAACCTTTTGCAACTTTTCCAACTCCACCTATTAATTTTTTTCCAACAGATAATATTTTTGTTCCAAATGCGTGTTCTGTCATAAATCCTGCTATTTTCATGTAATTAGAATATAAACTTATTCCACCTGAAATAAGTTTTAAAGCAGAACCAAAACCTAATAACGCAATAGAACCATAACCAAAAATTTTCATGAATGTCTTGAAACCTTCTGGGTGTAGTTGTTGAAATTCTGTTATTTTTGTTAATAAATTTGAGAAACTAGTTATTATCTTATTTATTTCTGGAAGTAATAGTGCTCCTAACTGACTTCCTGCTATGCTTAATTTACCCATTGTTATTGCAAGTTGATTTTCGGTAGTTCCTCTTTTTATATCAGCTTCCTTATCAACGCTTCCTTTAGCTTCATCTCCATTTACTTTGTCTAAATTTTCTTTTAATCTATCTGTATTATTTAAAAATTTAGAGGCTGCTTCTAAACCTTCTTGTCCAAATAGTTGAGTTAAAATAGCTACTTGTTTATCTTCATCTTGTGCTTTTATCTTATTGAAAACTAACAATAGAGCTTTTTCACTGTCTTCTTGTGATAATTTAGCTAGTTTCTCTGGATCTATTCCTAAAGTTCTAAACATTTCTTGTTGACTTTTTGTCCCAGCACTTCCTTTATTTAAAGCTACAAGTATCTTTCTTGCACCAGTTGCTGCAACTTCTGCTTCCATTCCTTGCTCTATCAATGAAGCTCCAAGAGCTGTAACTTGCTTTTCTGAAAATCCAGCTACTTTACCAATACTTCCTATCCTATTTACAAAATCTGTTATAGCTGGAGCAGTTGCTCCTGTATTATCCCCTAAATAATTTATTCTATCTGTTAGTTCAACCAGTTCATCATAAGTTAAATTTAAAGAGTTTTTCATATTAAATAAAGATTTTGCTGCTTCTTCTCTATTCATATCAAAAGCCATTCCAGTTTTTGAAGTAAGTTCTATATATTTAATAGCTTCATCCTTATTTAATCCTGTTTGACCTGCATTGGCAGCTGCTGCATATAATTCATCAAGTCCTATTGCTATTTTCTTTTCAGTAATAATTTTATGTAATTCTTTTTTAAAATTTTCCTCTTCTTCCTTATCTTTAAAGTCAAATTGTTTTTTTACTGCTGCAAAATTACTCTCAGCACTTATTGCTTGTTGTACAGGCTTATATAATAATCCAACTCCAGCTGCTCCAGCTTTAATAGAAGTCCCACCTATTTTTGAAATCTTGTCTCCTATTTGTTTAGAAGATTCAGCTTTTGCAAACTTTTTACTTGCTTCAGCTGCTCTATCTATTTCTTTCTGAAGTTCTTTGTATGTTTTTGCAGTATTACTTATATCTACTTTTTTGTCTCTTAATACTTTAGCTGTTTCTCTTACATGCTTTAATTCAGCTGAATAAGATTTATTTAAAGAATTTAGTTTTTTTTCTAAATTCTGTAATGCTTTTGCATTTTCAGTTGTTTGATTTTTTTCATCTTTCATACTTGCTTTTAGTTCAGATATAGCTAATTTAGTCTTTTTTATAACTTCAATTTTTTCTTTTAATGCTTTTTTATCTTCGTTATATCTTCCCAATAATTGTTGAGTTCTTTGTAATTTTATAATCTCTTGATTAAGTCCAGAAACACCTTTACTTGCAAGTGAAAATGTTTTAGCAAATCCTGTTCCTAGTGCTGCTCCTATTCCAAAAGAAATTCCAATTTCTTTCATAAATCCTCCAGACAATAAAAAAACCACTTATCTTTTTTGATAAGTGGTTTAACTTTATCTTTTATTTTTTTAAAAAATTAATTTAAGTATGCTAAGTATTGCTATAACAAAGAGTACAAAAACAATTAGAAAAAATGGTGCAACATAGTTATATATAATAAATCCTATTGCCAAAAATATTATTAATGGAATAAGTTTTGAAAATATTTTTTTTATGTTTTTTATAGTTATCCCAGCTTCTGCAAAATTTTTCACAGCTTCTTTTCTATACTCATTTGATATTGCTTGTTGTTTATTATACCAAGTTTTTATAGCTTTTAACATACTCATCACCTCTTGACAATATTCTATAATAAATCTTGTCAAAAAGCAACCACTTATTTATATATGTGCTTGTTTTTCAAGAATTTCTCCCATATCGGTTGTCCATTCAAAGAATTCATGGAATGAAATATTTAGAAAAAATTCTATTCCTGATTTACTTTCTTTGCTTAGGATTAAGATTGTTTTTCTAAGATCTTTGAAACTAGTGCTTCTAATCCCAAGCCATCGAACAAACCCTTAACCTGGTTTGTAACTTCTAAAAACTCACTTCCAGAAAGTTTTTCTACTAAGTCATCATAAGAACAATCTAATATTTTAGTTGCTAATACTGTCAGATAGTGCTTTGATTCTTCCATTCCACCTTGTGGAAATATCCCGCCCATTAATAAAAATTCTTTTTCTGCTTCTAAAAGATGTCTAGGACAAAGCATGTCTCTTGTTATATTTATCTCCGATATTTCTATCTCCTTATCATCTTTTTTACATTTAATTTTATTTTTTATTCTTACCATTTTTCCTCCTACATTCCTATAGCATCTCTAACTTCTGCTAGTAAATCTTCTCCGTTTACATTGAAAATCATATTAATTTTATCTATTTCTAGGACAGTTTCATTGTCTACTTCAACTTTTAAATAAGCACATGCAAATTTTTGGTTAGAACCAGAAGGTTTTCCAACTTCTAATTTTCCTAATCCTAAACTTTTTGGAACTACTCTTGTAGATATTTTTAATCTACCTTTATTTATCTGCCCACCACTCATATCAGTAGATTGAGTTGCTGCTCTAAATTCTAAAGCATATACTTTTTGAGAAAACGTTTTAAAGTTATCTTTAATTAATGTTCTGAAATTCATTCCAATTTCAAATGCTGAAAAATGCCCTAATGTTGGTGAATCTATTTCTCCAGCAATACCTGCCCCTGAAATTGTTTCAGACATAAATTGTATATCTGGTAAATCAACGTCAACTAAAGCTGTTGGTGACATCTCCCCATCTATAAAACATTTATAATTTATTATCTTTTCAGGGATTATTCCGATTGTTTTAGCCATTTTTACCTCCTAAAATAATTTTTCATAATATTTAACATCAATTTCTAAATCAAATTTAATTTCTTCAGCTGGAAGTGCTGGTGTATAGTATAATTTAAATTTAATTTTTCCATCAATTAAGCTAGTTTGTGGGTTATCTTCTCTTCTAAATTCAACTCTAGCACCTATTAATTTACCAGCTGAAACAAGACCATTTAACCAAATATTGATGCTGTCAGTAACTGTTTCTATTAATACTTTATTTGTTGGTTCATCAATTTTTTGCCAATATGTTAATACCAGAGAATTGATAACCCAGTTAAACATCATTCTACTTACTATAAATGAATCTTTAGGATCTGATATTGCTGGATAACAAGATGTTCTGTTTCCCCAAAATCTCCAACCACCAATCCAATTTATAACAGTTGAGATTCCTTGACTGTTTAAGTAGTTAGCTTCATCAAGCCCTAATCTCACAGGAGTACCATCAAGAAGAATTGCTCCATCCCCTTTTATATTTTTATTTGAAGGTGATTTATATGGAATATCTTCATTATCTTTAGCTAGCATTTGAATTAGTGCTGCTTTTTGAGTAGAAATATGATATTGTTGTTTTCCTAAAGAAATTTTCGGCCAACTTACATCTAAAAAAGTTGATGAGATATTATTTGTATTTTTATTTGCAACAGTATCTCCATATTTCTTAATTTTTGATGTGTCTAAATCAACAAGTCCAAGACCTTGAAAATGACCATTTATCTTTCTTGCTTTTGCTTCAATTACAGCTGCAACAGTTGAACTAGCAGAATATTTCGGAGCTAAAATTAGACTAGGAACTTTTCTATATTTAGGAAAGACCTCAGCAATTGCCTCTAATCCTTTTTTCTTTCCAGTTGCTCCATCTATTCCACCAATAATATCTGTTTCTTTAACTTTTTCTATGTCAATTACACTGTATCTAACTTCTATTGGATCTGTTTTAGTTTCTTTTGGAATTAAAACTAGTTGCCCTTTATCATTAAAAAATTTTGTATGCTCAAATGACGTAGTTATAACAACAGTTTCAGGAAGAACTCCAATATCCTCTATCAAATATTTTCCATCTACAAAAGTAATTGTTTTATTTGTTACTTCTTTTATGTGCTTTGTTGTATCTACAACATTTATTAAAATAATTGGACCTATATTAAATTTTGAGAAATGAACATCAATTGCTTCGCATAATGTATAGCTTTCAAAATCCTCTGAGAAACCAAAATTTTCTACTGCTTCTGCATAAGAACTACATAAAATAGGTTCATTTATATTTCTTTCTTTACATAAGTTTATTGGAGCAGTTCCTACATACACTGGAGTTATGCTATCACTGACTGCTGCAAGCAATTTTGTAGGACTTTCAGTTGCTGTAATACCATGATTAAATGCCATTTATATTCCCCCTTAATTCATTTTTTAAAGTATTATAAAGCGTTCTATAATACTCATTATTTTTTAACTTTAAATCTTCTACGTTTATAAATAATTTTTCTGCAATTGGATATTTTTTTATTGCTTCCTCAATATTAGAAGGATATCCATTTACAAAAATTGTATATTCTTGCAGAGAAAATTCAGCTATTGTTGGTCCAATATATATCTTTTGAAAGTTTTCTTCTACTTCTTTTTCTTCCTCTTTTATATCTTCTTGAATTTCATTTTTTACTTCTTCTTTCAATTCTTTATTTATTTCTTCTTCATTTTTTTGAATAGCCTTAGGCAATTCAATCACCTCCATTTATCCAATTATCTGTATCTGTTCTATAATCCTTTTCATAAACAACATTTATATAAATAAAACTTAAATAGAATGGAACTGGTTGTTCTTCTGGAAATACCCATTCAGCTTCAGGAAGAATTTCAAATCTATTTTCAATTATTCCAACCTTTTGAATTTCATCCAATATTTTTTGAGTTATTTCAGATACTTCTTCGTATCCTTTTTTAACATCTTTGTTAAAAATACCTGTAGATATAACTAATGTTAGTATTTTTTTGTCTAGCGAATTCTTAACTTTGTGAGTTCTTATTGTTATTGCTGGAATTATTGTTTCTTCTGGGTCTGGTGGAAGTAATCCAGTATATACTTTTATTTCTCTTAATTCCTCACTTTTGTAAGCTTTATATTTCTTTTGAGTTATAATAGGCAGTATCATTTTTTTAATATTTTCTTCTAAAGTTTTTATATCTATCATTAAATATACCCTTTCAATATCCTTGAAACTTCTTTTAATAGAAGTTCATCTAAATATTCTTCACCTTTTTCTACTGCATAACTTGAAACATTTTCTGAACCTAACATTTCAGAAATTCCTATTGTATACAATTCTTTAATCGGAAATCTGCTATTATTTTTTCTTTGAAATATCCCTTTGTGCCCACTTTTCATAGTGGCTATAAAAGGCTTTCCAGTATATTCATTTTTCCCTTTAACTGTTTTAGAGCTTTCAGTTTTTTTTATTTTAACTTTTATTTGACTTTTTGATTGAGAAGTTAAAAACTTAGATAAAGCTAATCTTGGAGTTTTAGCAGCTATTGTTCCTCTTAAAACAGAAAATGTAGCTTTTGTTAGACTTAATTTACTTTCAATATCACTCTTTTTTATGTTATATTCAGAAGTTGTTTTATTTTTTATTTCAGTTTTTACTTTATTAAGAGTTCTATTGATTGTTCCAGTGATAGCTCTTTCAATTCCATTAGGAATTGTTCTCAACATATTTTGAGCTAATTCTATGTTTTTGACTTCCAAAAAATGTTGCATTAAATTCCTATCCTTTCTTGAAGTTCTATTATAAATAAACTTTCTTCTTTATATGATCTGTAAACTTCAAATGTCCCATTGTTTACATCTATTTGTTTCCCAGGTGTATATTTTTCAAACTCTTCTTCATACTCTAAATAGAGTATGTAATCTATCTCTCTTGAAAGCCCTTCATATTCTTCTTTGTTCATTTTATTATCTGGTCTTTCCATAACTCCAATATACATTTTGCCTTGAATGATTATCTCTTCTCCAAACTCATCTAAGTTTAGAAAAACTTTTATATCTTCTTTCAGTTGTTCTTTAAAGTTCATTTTTGATCCTTTTATTTTTTCTTAGTTTTTCCATTTTTAGCTACTTCACTATTATTTTCTGAAGTTTCTTTTTCTTCTTTTTCTGTTTCAAGAATTTCGTTATTTTCGAAATTATCATCTTCTATAATTGATGCTGTGTTTGTTGTTAGAATATAATTTAATTCTTCACCTTTTTCAAATTCAACAACATCTCCTATTCTGTTTTCTCCATATATTCTTTCAAATTTTATTTTCATTTATCCTCCTAATTTTTTAGATAGAGAGCTTTTGCTCTCTATCCATTATTCATCACATACTACATAAGAGAAATAAGTATCTACATCACAAGGCTGTAATACTGGTCTTGATTCAGTAGTAATTTTTGCAACTTTTGGATTTGTTGTGTCTAAATTTGAATATCTTTTTGCCATATGAATAATTCCTTCAGACATGAATACTACAGGAGCATATAAAATTTCTCCTTGTGAAGCTCCACCAACAACCATATTTGTAGGCATTAATTGTATTGATTTTCCATCTGGTCCTATTACTTTTCTGCTGTAAGAAAATAACTCTACTCCATATGTTGTATATGTTCCTAACCAAACTACACCTGGATGTATTCTTAATACTTTTTTTATAAATTCATTTTGTAAATCTTTTGAAATAGCTTTTTTAAATTCTTCTGATTTTCTTAATATTTCAGCAGCTTTTGACCCTAAAATTATATTTTCAGTTTTTAAACCATTTTCTTCTGCTTTTTTTATCATTTCATCTAAACTGAATAATGGGTCTACTCCAGCAGCAGTCCATTTATGTGTGCTATCTAATGTTACTTTGTTTCCAAGTTCATAGTTCACTTCGTATTCTGCTTCTTTATCTCCAGATTTAACAATTCCAGTTGTTAAAAATTGTGAAACCATTAATTCTATTTTATTTGTAATGTAATTTTCTTGGTCTAATAGAACTCTTCCAATTTTTTCTCCAACCATTTTTGCAGGACTATAATTTTCAATAGGTTGTCCTGCTTCTCTTACAAACATATCTTTTGGTGTTAGTGAATATTCAGGACCTATTGAAGGTGCTATAATTACATTAGATTTTTTGCTTCTTGAATATACAGGTCTACCTGCTTCTAAAGGTGTTAAATATGGTGCAACTGCCTCTCCTGCTTTTGTATACTCTAATATTATTTCTTCTGTTGATACTGGTGTTTCTTTTTTGAAAAATAATTCAGTTAAAAAATTTCTTTTTACTTCTACATTTTCTCTTATTTTTCTTATAGTTTTTGGTGTATATAATCCTAACATTTACATTCCTCCTATTTTACAAATATTCCTAATTTTCTAAGTTCAATTGTTAGTTCTTTTTCTTTGTTATTAAATTTAACAAATTCCTTTACAAGCCCTCCAGTTAAAATTACTGTAGTATCCCCAGGTTCTTCTATAGTTTCATAAGAAACTCCATAAACACTTGAATATGTTGTTCCATCATATTTTCCAAAGTTTTTTGCATTATCTAGTGCTATAACATCTCCAGCTTCAACTTTTGTTTTTAAAGTTTGATTTATAGTTTCAACTGGAAAATTCCCTTGAAATATTCTTATATCTTTTTCTGAGTAAATTTTATTTTTCATTTTTCCCTCCTATTTGTTTTCATCGTTATATATATTTAATGCTGCTTCATATATTTCATTTTCTACTGAACTATCTCCTAAATCAGTATTAGAAGGTGGTATTTTATCTAATCCAGCATTTGAAATATCTGTTTTAGAAGTTTGAATTTCTTGGTTCGCTTTATTTGCATTTGACATAAAGAATTCTGCCATAATGTCTTTTGGATCTCTAGGTTCTTCAAACTTAGCCTTATTAATTATTTCTTTTTGACTATCATTTAAAGTAGGTATTCCATCAAGAATTTGTATTCTTTCTCTTTCAGCTTTTATTGCAGCTTCTATCTTATTTTTTTGATTTTCTCCTATTTCATTAATGATTTGATCTTTATAATCATTCATTAATTTAGGGTACTCATTAATTAATTCTTGTATACTTTTTTCCATGTTTTTTCCTCCTGTTTTTTTTATATTTTCTATTTCTTTTAATTTTTCTTTTAATAAATCTTGATTAATAAAGTTTTCAATATGTAACTCATTTGATATATTTTTAATATTTTCTAATGAATTATCATTTTCAACTATCTCATCAACAAATCCAGCTTCAAGTGCTTCAGTAGCACGATACCACTTTTCGCTGTTCATTTTTTCCGATATTTCTTCTCTACTTAATTTGGATTTTGTACAATAAATATCTAAAATAGCCTCTTTTACTGTATCTAATAATTCTATTTGTTTTTTTAATTTTTCAACATTTCCATAAGCTGAGCTTAAAGGATTATGTATCATGTATAGTGCTCCTGTTCCCATAACTACTTTTGAAGCACATAAAACTAAAAAACTTGCAGCACTTGCAGCTAATCCATCTATATATCCTGTAATTTCAACATTGTTTACTTTTGCGTAATCTTTTAAGAGATTATAGATTGCACTTGCTTCAAAAACATCTCCACCAGGAGAATTAATTCTTAAATTTATATGAGAAACATTTTTTAATTTTTGTAATTCTTTTGCGAAATTAGCTGAACTAATTTCTCCATACTCTTCCCAAGCCCATTTTGTAATAGTTCCATATATACGAATTTCAGCAGTATTTTCACTTAGATTTTTTATTTCAAAAAAATTATTTTTAAGATTTCTCTCCATTATCTTTCACCCCCTTGCGAATATTTTTTAATTCTCTTTCAAGGAGAGCTAATTCTTTTTCTTCTTCAGCTCTTTCCCTAAAGATTTCTTCAAAATCATATCCACTCGTAGCAGATATGATACTTCTACTTGTTGTATAATTTTCTAATTCTTTTGAATTAGCATTTGCATCTTTTAGTGGGTCTAATGATGATTTACCAGCACCAACCCAGATACAACGAGTAAAAGCATAACGAATAGATTCATCTTCAAAAAATCCAGGACAATCTATATCTCCATTTCTTATAAGTTCTAAAATAAACTCTTCATAGATAGGTTGACAAAAAGTCCTTTCTAAAATTTTTCTTGAAACTTGGAATCTTTGATGAGCTTCTTCTAATGAAGCTTTTGCTGCACTATAAGAATTTTTAAAACTTGACATTAAAACTTCTTTACTTATTTCTAAATTTGCACCAATTTCTTCACATATTGCTTCAACAAAATCTTTAAAATGTTTATTTGGTCTATTAGTTGCAAACTCTTTTATTTTTTCTCCTGGTTTTCCTACAACCAGTGTCCCATGATCTAAACTTATTTTTTCTTCAGTCTTTTTTTTATTTTCAATGTTTCTTTCTTCATCTTCATCCATAGGCGTTCCAAAACTTCCAGCAAAGCCTTCATCATCTGCACTATCACTTTCTACTATAAGCCCTATCATTGCATTTATAACAGCAGCTGTAAGTTCTGAACTTTTATATCTTCCTAGTTGTTTTAATGAGAATATAATAGGTCCTAATATAGGAACTCCTCTTCTTTGTCCAATTCTTTCAGGTTCAAATATATGTAAAATATTTTTTCTACCTAAACTATTAAAAGCTGGATAAGATTTTATAGTATAATTCAAAGTATCTCCTGGATGAGAAGTTGCTATATAATAATTTTTTAATTCCCCATTTTCATCAAATTCAACTCCTGCTTTTGTTTGAAGATTTGCTCCAGGTGGATTTATAATTCTATCAGCTTCAAGTAATTGAACACATAACTCTATATCAACACCTTTTCTCTTTTTTCTCAGTGGAATTGCAAAAGCATCTCCATTCATTACCCAACTTAATTGAAGTAAAGATTGTAATCCATAAAAACTAAACATTCTACTTGCATCTGAATTTGCTGATAAAGCCCAGGCATTAAACTTATTTTTTATAATTCTTTCTAATTCCTTTGCTTTTTTTCTTTCCATTCCAAGATATGTATAATTTATTGTTGGTTTTGGTAATAATCCACTTCCAACTGTCTTAGTTCTCATTTTCTTTAAAGCTGCTCCAGCCAAATCGTTATTCATATACAAATTTCTTGATTTTGCTCTCAAATCTTCAAGACTATACAAAATATCTTCATCAGGACTATTTGATGTAACCTTCCAATTTTCTAAAACTGGATCATCTTTATTGGAATAACCTTGTTCTACTTTAGCTAGATTATATATTTTTCTGTCTTTTAATCTATTAATCCCATTCTTAGGACTTATATAACCAATTACTTTATCTAAAAGATTCATATTTCCTCCTATCTTGGAATTATCTGAATTGTTCTAGGTCCTGAACTTCTTCTCTTTGCTTGTTGTAATCTGTCTTGCCAAATCTTTATATTTCTTGCGATTTCCATTGCATTAACTCTTGTTAGAACCCTTTTCCCAATCGTATAACTCTGTCCTTTCGTGACAGCTAAATCTGCTTCTAGCCAAGCATCTAAATGTTCTTGGCATTGTTCTACTGTAAAACTCATTTTCTATCTCCTTTTCTATTGTATTTTTTGTCGTGTAAATCTATTGGAATTAATTCAATTGCAGCTGTTGCGTAGTTTCTTAAATCTAATGGTTCATTTCTTCTTCCATCAAGTATCTCCCAAGCTATTTTCATTCCTCTAGGAGTAGATTTTTTTACTTTTACTTCTGAAGTTAGCCCTTTAAAATAGTCTATTCCATATCCTTGTGTACTTGCTTTTGGAAAATGACATTTCCCTGTTCCTTGCAAAATAGAAAGTCTTGAATATGTTAAATCTTTTAAAGCATTTACTCCTAAACTAAGTAAATTCACTGAAGGAGTTCCTTTTTTTGTTGTTTTCCTAAAACCATTTAAAATATTAACTCCCCAAGCTCCTTGCCCTTTAATTGCATAAATTCCTCTTTTTTCTTTTTTGTAAACATATTTGTAAACACTTCCAGTATGGTGTCCACCTGAATCTATAAGAGTTGCTGCTATTGTTAAGAATTTTCCATTTTTATATTTGAATTTTTTTCTTAAAAAAGTATCTAATTGTTGCCATACTTCCTCTTTACCAGGATCTCCAGGAAAATCTCTATAAACAATTCCATAACTCTCATAGCCATAAGCCCAACCAACAACTTCAACTTCCAACCTGTTATCTTGAACGTCTACTCCTGCTGTCAATATAACAACATCATCATGTAGTTCAGCTCCATAATCTTCTCTTGTTTCATAGATAGCTTCATAATCCATAGCACTATCAAGATTGACAGCAAATGTTTTTCCGAGTACTGTATTTACAAAAGTTTTATATTGGAAATCATCATCTTTAACACTTAAATATTCAGCTATTATGTCTTTCCAACTTACCCAAGGTGAAGCTAAAGCATTGAGATGGAAACTTCTATTTTCTTTTTCGTTTGGAAATTTAGCTATCCATTCCCCATTAGTTTGTCCATACTTTTTCCATTCACTTTCAATAGCACTTTCTCCACAAAACTTACATTCAAACTCAGGTTCTACCAAGTCTTTATATTTAAGTTGCTCAAATTCTAGTGATTGATGTTTACCACAATACGGACATGGTAAACTCCATTCTTCTTGTGACCCAGCTAAATATAATAATTGTATTTTTGAAGTTGCATCATCTGTTGGAGTAGAAACCCTTATTTTTTTACTATCATAAAAATTGTTTGTTCTTCTCTCAGCTAGTTTTACTGGATCTCCTTCTTTCTTGGCTGATAAAGGAAATCTATCAACTTCATCTAACAATGTAATTTTTATTGGTCTACTTGCTAACCCAGAAGGTGAATTTGCTCCAACAAATCTTACATATCCCCCAGGAAACATTTTTTCTTGAACTGTTCCTGATTCTCTTTTATTAACCTTTTCTACTAAGACTTTAAGAATTTTTGTATCTCTCAACATAGGCTCTACTCTTTCTTTTGAGAATGACTTGGCATCATCAACAGTTGGTTGTACAAAAAGAATAGGACAAGGATCTAAGTGCATATATCTCCCTAAAATATTTAATAGCAATTCTGTTTTCCCTACTTGTGCTGAACTCATTATGGTTATTGACTTAGTTATGCTGTCAGTAACACAATCAAATATTGCTTTCATATATGGAGTTCTATCTGTTTCCCATCTTCCAGCTTCAGCTGAACTCTCTCTTGAAAGTACTCTGTACTTATCAGCCCATTCAGCAATAGTTAAATCTTCTGGAGGAGTTAAACTATCTTTTACAATATTCTCAATCAGATGTATTGTGTGTTTTCCCTGTATCATCTTCTTCAATTCCTTTTCTTTCTTCATACTTGTAATCAACCAATTCCTCTAAAACCTCATAAATAGCTTTTTTTAAAATTTCCTTTACTTCAAGTTGATTTTCTTTATTTAAAAGCTGAACTGAAATTTTACTTGGAAGAGCCATCAATTTAGATTTGAAGTTATAATTCATATTAGAAACTATTCTTGTAACATCACTTTCATGATGATATTCTTTTTTTAAAATCTGTAACTTATACTCCTTCAACTCTTTTTCGGCTCTTTTTAATTCTGATGCTTCATCTTGTCCTGAATTTTTTTCAACAAATATTTCTACAGCTTGGATAAAATTATATTTTCCAGGTGATACCCTAGCAGATTTGAAATATTCTCTAACTTTTCTTTCAGAAAATTGAAATATCTTAGCTAATTTACTTTCTGTAGCTAATATCTCCTGCACTTTTTCTCCTTTCGCGTATATAAAAATATTTTTGGCAAGCTTGAAAAAAAATCTAAATTTGATAAGTTTTGAGCCTCTTCGCCCCTCTAATCTTCTTTTTGTTTTACAGTACCTTATTCTAAAAGAACGAGTTGCTTTTCTTTTTCTTTCTTCTTTGCTTCTTCAAGCTTTAGCTCATCTGTTGCTTTGTATCCTAACATTGAATTTAGTTCTCTCGCTGCTGCTACTCCTGCTAACAGTTGCTTATCCTTTCTTTTCTTCTTCGTTGTCGTTGTCCCTTCGGGTCCAACTTCTTCGATATATTCAACTATCTCAACTCCATTAATGGAATCATTTAAAATTTTGTTTAATCTATTTGCAATGCTCAGCATTCCGAGTTCAGTGTCTTGAAATAAAATCTCTCTAAGCTCAGCTATCTTAGTAGCAACTTTAGGACTCTTTTCTATGTTAGCTGCCTTAGTCTTATCACTGTATCCAGCTTTTTCTTTTGCTTCTTCTTTACTAATTCCAGACATTCTACAAATAACATAATTAGTTTGTTTTTCTGTCAACCCTTCAAAGTTGCATATTTTTTTATTTTGTTTTTCAGATATTTCTTTTCTAATTTCTTTATACTCAGTAAGATATCTTTTTATCCATGAGATTATTGTATTCCTGTTGTATTTTGTTTTTCTTTGTATCTCATCATATAGATCTTTTTTCTTTGTACTGAATTTAGTTGCTTCAAGCTTTATATATAATTCTAAAACTATTAGTTGCTCTTCTTTGAAATTTTCAGACTTATTCATTTTTCATACCTCACATTACTGACTCATTTATAAATCCTCCTGATATTTATTATCTAAATCCTAAATTGTTTTAAATATTTGCATAACAAAAACAAACAATTGTATTTTCACTTTTAGGATTAAAATGCCTCACATTATTATCGCGCGAGAAAACCATTAAAAACTATTGAAATTAAAAGGAAAAAATTTTTTGAAAGTGTGAAAATAGGAAGTTTTTTCTTCCTATTTTTTGCAAAAAAATACCAAATGGTTTTTTGTGTCACATTTTATTTTGCAATTAAAAAGTATGATATTTACAAGGAATTGTTCGAGTCTCTCTATGTTCGAGAAAAAATCTCGCTGTGGAGATGCCCTTTGTTGCGAGTGAATTAAAATATTTTTTATCTTGCTTCGATAAAAAACAATTTGTCTATAGCATTTATTGCTACTACTAGTAACAATATCATCAATTATTTTATAATCAAATATCCATTCCAGATTATCTCTAACCAAAGAATCTAAGTCTTGGCATCTGAAATCTACAAATTTTTCTTTAAGAACTTCTACTGATTTCTCTATTTCTTCAATCATTATTTTTCCTAAAGCTTGTGATATAGTACTTTGAATACATTTCTTTATCTCTTCTATTTTTATAAAATTTACAGAATTGTATTCAAAATAACTTTTTATAATCTTTTTACTTAGTCTATGTTCAAGCCGAAAGATTGCTCCTTTGACTTTTTTCAAATTTTTTTTATTATTTTCGTGCCCTTTTGAATATAATCTAATTTTCCAACCTGATGTTGGTTGGAAGGTAAAGCCTGTAGTGTAAAATTTGTTTTGATTTTTATCAAAATTATAATACTGTACTTTATCTAAATCATTATATTTTCTTGTTAGAGCTTTAAAAAAGTAACTTATAATATTGTGAAATTTATAAAAATTTCCAACAAATTCTTGAGTAGTAAATTCAAAATATTCATATTTTATGTCGTTTATTGTTATTTCATAATCTATTAATTTATTTATTAATTTAACTAGATTATCTTCAACCGTAGTTTTTTTTAATTCATCAGATAAAGGATAAATATTATCTTCTGAAAAAAAACGTGGATAAGAAAAATCTATTTTAATCGTTGTTATTCTCTTTAGTTTTTTTTCTTCTAATTTAATGTAATTTATATTTCTTTTATCAATCTTATAATTATTTAAATAATTTGTAAGACTTTCCGAAAAAGAATGAGGAAACATAATTTTAATTCTTTCCCTCACATATAAGATATCAGTTTTAACATCAACAAAGACACAGGCTCTATCTAAACCGTACATCTATAATTTCACTTTGGTATTTTTGTTGCAATGTGAACAATTTATTTCTAAACACTTTTCTTCAAAATAATAAGTAACTTGATTTCTACCAGCAACTTTTATTCTTTTTTCAGTATCGGAATATAAATAATTTCCACATTCACAATAACTATACCCAATTTCTTTATTATTTAAAGAGTATTTTTTGGACATTCGTACCACCTGCCTCTGATACTCTGATATGTTGTTATCTGATCTTCGGTATATTTCTCAGAAAGTTCTTTTAATTTTTTTTTAAAAGCTTTTTTATCATAAAAACAGTATTTCCCAATAATATTAGGACATTCTTTCCCATCCATAATTATAGTTCCATCTCTTATTTTTATGTAATATCTGTAAGGTTCGTAAATATTCATAAAAAACTCCTTTAAAAAATTAAATATATTACTTAAATTTATTAAACTATTTCATTTATAATATTAACCTATTTTTTTTAAAAGTCAAGAAATATTTTTTATCACTTTATTTTAGAAATAAAAAAAGTGAGTTTAATTGTTCTCTTTTTTATGTTTAAATTAGTGGTAATTTTAATAGATTTTTATTAAAAAATACCATTAGCCAAAACTTAATTAAATATAGATAAATTCGTAATTTTAATAGTAGTAAAATTTCTAAAAAAGTTTATATTTTTTTTGAAAAAACACTTGCAAAAATCAACTAAATATAGTATAATTAACACATAAGGAGGTGAGAAGATGAGTAAGAAAAAGAAAAAACAAAAGAAAGGAGGGAATAAAAAAGAGTTAATTGAACTAATCACGGCAATAATAGAATTAATCATAGCAGTCCTAACGCTGATAATTCTATTAGTAGATTATTTCAACTAACTCAAACATCAAGGAACTGGAGCAATCCAGTTTCTTGATAAAATTATAACAGATTTTACTCAAATATACAATGACTAATACAATTTTAATACTAGTTATAGTAATTTTAAATTTTATAAGAAAAAATTATAATGATAGTAACTATATAAAAATATTTAGTATTTTACTATGTCTTATTGTGATTATAAGATGTATTAAGAAACTTACTAAAATTTTTAGAAAGAGAGGTTAAAAATGGCATCAGGTGGTGTAAGACAGGGAGCAGGAAGAAAAAAGCTAGATGAAGATAAAAAGAAAATCAATAAAACATTTAGAATTGATCCCCAGCTTTTTAAAGAAATAGAAACTAAATTCCCTGATGAAAAGCTTACAAATATAATAGAAAGGGCATTAATTGAGTATTTGAAAAAAAATTAAAAAGAAATATGTTAAAAAATAAAAATAGAGATTGTATAATCTCTATTTTTTTTCTTGTTTAATTTCTAATAATTCTATATATTCTCTCGCTTTTTCTTTATTTTCAGTAGATAAATTTGTTATATTGACAGTTTCTCTATTATTTCTTGCTCTCTCAGAAATTTTTACAAGTTCTATGAAATCATATATTTTTCTTTTCCCTTCTTCTGATATTTCAGAAATATTTGTAATATCAGTTATAGATTCTGATTGAATGTTATATTTTTCAAATTTTTTAAGCAAAAAAGAAGGAAGGTTCATTTCTCTTTCTGATTTTAATAAATCTATGAAATCATCTTTTGGCAACATAGTTTCTAATTTTTCAAGCATCTGTTCAGAGAGTTTTTTTCTACCAACATCTATAGCAGACATAGTTACTGTAGATATTCCTAACTTTTCAGCCATCATTGCAGCAGTCATTCCTCTAGTTTTTCTAAATTCTTTTAAAATTTCACTAGTCCTTCTCATTCCTAACTCCTTTCTTTTGAATAAATAAAATACTTAATTAAATGGTTTATTTTATTAACTTAGTATAACACTAAAAAAAATACTTGACAACTTTAAAATTTGTATTATAGTATTAAGTAAATAGTTTAATAAATTCAATTTTTTAATTTAATAATTTTAATTTCTTTTAAAAAATTAATAGAATTAATTAAATTTACTAATATTTATTTTAAGGGAGGACATACTATGGAGATTAATCTTATTAATTTTTTAGAAGAATTAGGTGCAAAAGGACTGTTTAAATCAAAAGTAGGGGAATTTGATGAAAAATTTAAAAGATTTGTAGATGGTCTAAAAATTTCTATTGAAGAAAAGCAGGAACTAGAAACTATTTTTAATGAAGCTATTGAAACTTCAAAAAATGAATTTTTAGAAATTGGTTTTCTCTATGGTAAGGAAAAATAAAAAAATATGGCTCGTATACTTACGAGCCATTGATATAAGATTATCCACCATAAGAATGTTTACAAGGTTTATAACCTCTAGCTTCTGCTTCTTTTCTTTCAATAGGAATAATCTTTTTTGCTCTCACTAAACCTTTACAAGTTTTAGTGGCATGATACTTCTTTCCAGTAGGTGTTATGTACACAATCTCAGCAAAAGAAATTACTGTTAAAAGCAGAAAAAAAGTTACTATAAGTTTTTTCATAAAGTCTCCCCCTTTTTAAAATAAATATATTAATTTTTGAATTGTATGGTTCATAGATTTTCCCACCCCTCGCTTTTAATTTATGGACTATACTACTGAAAAATTAAAATTGATGAGGTGAGGAAATGAAGAAAAAAAATAAATTTTTCAAACTAAAAAAAAATAATGAAATTCCTACTAATAATGTAAAAATCTCAGTAGAAAGAACTCATTCAGTTCCTTGTATCGAGATTAATGGACAAAGGATAGTAGGAATTCAAAGTTTTAAAATAGACTATCAATTAAATGTAAATGGAAAAATTGAAGAACATTTAATTTTGGATATTGGTCGTATATCATCCTTGAAAATAATTAGTAATTATTGATGAAACAACATTAACAGCTATTTGTTTTAATGCTTCAAGTGAAGATGTTCCAGTTTTTTTAGCAATGTCTTTTGTTTTGCTCCAAACATCTTCATTTCTGATGTCAGCAAGAAATAAATGCCCTTGTGCTGTTAAATCTTCGATTTTATAAATATCTTTTAAATCATTAAGTTTTATGAAATCCATTTCAGCAGCCAGTTCAACATGATAGATTAATTTTTTCATATCATATTGATAAATATGTGGATACTTCTCTTTTGGTAAAGGTTCTGGGTCTTCCATTTTATAGGTATCAAAATTTAAACAAGGTAAAGGAATAATAACAAACCTTTCTTCTGTTTGAAGTAGTATATCTCTAATGCAATCAGGATCCATTTTCATAATAAACACCTTCTTTAAATATTTTTATATTATTAATATTATTTAAGTACAAACTGAAGAAATTGTTCACTTGCAATAGAGGATAGTGTATTAACTACTACATCTTTTGCTAAATCACCAGTTTTATTTAATAATAATTTAAAAAAGTTTGCCATTGGTGATTTTAAATCAAAATTATTTTTTACTAATTCTTCTGTGGCATTATAAATTTTATTTTGAAGTTCTGTTTCATTTTCTAATGCTAAAGAAAGAGTATCCTTATAAGTATTTAAAAAATCCTCTATCCAAGGATATGGTTTCCCACAATTATGGCAGTATTTTGGAATGTAATCAGTAGAAAACTTGTACTCTTTTTCATAATATCCCTGATTAAAGAAATCTGTAGAGCTTAGATCTATTTCTTTTTTTACTTTTAAAGTGCCTCCTTGAATTTCAGCATTGCAATGTGGACACTTATCTATTATTTCAGAACCACATTCTTTACAATAAGGATTTTCATATTTTTCAGAAAATTTTAAAGTTGATATTTGTAGATGACCTTTTTTACAAATTGCAGATTTTAATGTAGAAATTTTTTCTTCTTCATTTGAATTCATAATAACCCCCTCAATAAAAAATAATTAATCTTTAAGTAGTATGGTTCATAAGCAACTTTCCCTAAAGTTCTCTATGACTTATGGAATGTACTACTGAAAGATTATAAAAAGCGAGGTAAAAAATGACTACTTTATTCAATAAGTATCAAAAAATAATTATTATAAATAAATATATTAAATATGAGACTTTTAAATTAAGAAAATTTAAAAAACTTCAAACTATTAATTCTTCTGAAATTAATAAAGCTCTTATAGAAAAGATATTCTATTATATCAAATGGTTAAAAGCAAAAAAGAAATATATTATGAATCCTACTAAAAGGAATTCTATAAATTTAAAAATGAAAGCCAAAAAGAAACTTATAACTAATAAGAATTATGATTTTCTTATATCTAAAATATAATTTGCTTCCTGAACAGAATAATAAGTATCTTCTTCGCCAAGAATTATTGCCAAAACTTTTTTCTCTGTTGAAATTGAAAGTGTTCCAAGATATGCTTCATCATTGATATAAAGTGTCCCTGAAGAAAAGAAACTATTTTTAACATAATAATCAATTTTCTTTAAGTTTTCTTCACTTAAATGATTATAGTTATCTAATATTTTAAATCTATGTGAATTAGGTATAGAACCACTTTCAATTTCTTCAACATTGATTTTTATTGCCATTGGTTTTACATCATCTGTAAGAAATACAATTGTAGCTGTTAGCATAATAGCCCCCTCAAATAAAAAATAATTAATCTTTAAGTAGTATGGTTCATAAGCAACTTTCCCCAAAGTTCTTTATAACTTATGGACTGTACTACTGAAAGATTATAAAAAGTGAGGTGAAAAAAATGAAAATTTTAATATTCTTTACATGCCTATTAATGTTTAATTTATCTATATATTTTATAACATTAATTAAAAAAAATATCCAAGACATAAAAGAAAAAGAATGTGGAGGTTTTTCTAATTTTGACTTTGAAGAAAAAAGTAAAAAACATAATTTCTTTAAGTTTTTAAAATTTTGGAACTATCTTTAAAAAAATAGTTAGTTGCAATTAAATTTATTATTTTAAAAGATTATGATTTAATAATATTCTAAATATAACCATGTTATCTTTTATTCCTTCAAAAAAGAAATTAGTTTCATCTATGGCAACTGATTCCTTAAAAAAGTTGAATTCTAAATTGTTTGATAAATTAGTTAATGTCATTGAAAAAGTTTCATTAGAATAGTACCAACTTTTTAAGAATTTTATAAAATTATTTTTAAATTGCAGAGTTCTTCCAGCTTTCTCTATAGCTAATGGAAGTCTTAAAGTCATTAATGTCTGATCTTTATAAAATTGTTCCTTATAATCTCCAATTATAAAAGTATATTTCTTATCAGGATTAGAAGATGAAGTTATCTCTATAGTAGGGTATTCTCCATTACCAGAATTAAACTCTATGCAATATAATTCTTCTTCTTTATCTTTTACAAATTTCTCATCTATTAAATGGTTATGATATTCCATTATTCTCTCCTTCTGCAACTAACTATTTGTAATTAGGAGAGCTTAAAGATTAAGTAAAATAAAAAATAATTAATCTTTAAGTAGTATGGTTCATAAGCAACTTTCCCCAAAGTTCTTGACAACTTATGGACTGTACTACTGAAAGATTAAACTATTCTTGGGTTTCATCTGGGATATATTCAATTAAATCTTCAATTTTGCAATTGAAATATTTACATATTCTAGCAAGAACATCCAGCGAAAGAGTTTCTAAGTCTTTTTCCTTATAAAGTTTATCAAGTGGTGGTCTACTAACGCCTGTTAGTTCTGTCAATGATTTTATAGAGTCAACTTTTTTATCAGCCATTAGGTATCTTAATTTAGATTTGTACATATTGCACCTCCAAAAATAAATTATTAGTTTCTATATTGACTATTATACTTGAAAAAATTATTTTTTTCAATTTTAGAATAATAAAGTTAATTTATAGATTAATTTTTTTACTTGACAAATTAATTTATAAGTTATAAAATTAAATTCAAGAATAGATAATATTATTTTATAAATAAATAATATTAATTTATAAAATTTTAATAAAATTTTAAAAAATTTTTAAAATATTTGGGGGTGATAAAAAATATAAGGAGGTTTTTTTATGAATGAATTAATGAAAATGGAAGTAAAAAACAAAAAAATATTGTCAAGTTTGGAATTGTTGGAACAAATAAATTTATTTAGACAGGAGGAATATAAAGAAAAAAGAAAAAATAATACTTTGAAATAGGACTAGGAAAAATTTCGCCGTCCTCTTATCTAAACTCTCAAAATAAGAAACAACCAATGTTTCTTCTAACTCTTAATCAGGCTAAGCAAGTTTTGTTGAGAGAATCTAAGTATGTGAGAAGAGCGATTATAAATTATATTGAAGTTTTGGAACAAGCGATTATAGATAAAGCTAAGAATGAATGGTTACTAACAAGGCAACAAGGAAAATTAGTAAGAAGAGAGGAAACTGATGCTATTCAAGATTTAATAGAATATGCTAAATCACAAGGAAGTGAACATTCTAGTAATTTGTATATGATTTATAGTAAATTAGTAAATTCACTTGTTGGAATAAAAGCAAATTCAAGAGATAAAGTTGATTTTGGAATATTGATGTTGATAAGGCAGTTGGAAGATATTTTTACAAAAATAATATTAAATTCAATGGAAAATAAAATATATTATAAAGAAATATATCAAATTTGTAAGAAACAAGGTATTCAGTTTATGCAGATTATTAATGGAGATTTGAAAACCTTAGGGTATCCGAATTAAAAAAAGAAAAGAGTTTTCTTAATCTTTCAATAGTGAGGTTCACAGTTAATCACTTTGGCGAGTGGGTGGACTTTACTATTGAGAAATTAAGATTACTCTTGGGTTTCATCTGGGATATACTCAATTAAATCCTGAGTGTTGCAATTGAAATATTTACACAATTTTTCAAGAGTATCAAAATCTACTCTTTGAGTCTTTTCATGATATAAAGATGCAATAGTTGGTTTACTTAAAGAAGTTTCTTCAGCTAATTTTTTTATAGTTAGTTTATATTTTCCCATAAAATCAGAAACTTTAATTTTAATCATAATAGCCTCCCTTTTTATAAAATATATTTTACTTTATAGAAACATATTACACTTTTTTTTTAGAAAATACAAGAAAATTTAACTGTTTTTTCATTGAACTTAAAATAAAATATATCTATTTTTTTATATATAAACTTTACTTTTTAAATATATATATTTATTTAAAAGTAAAATATATTTTATTTTTTTCTTGACAAAAAAATTTTTAAAGTTATAATAAAAATATAAAAGTAAAGTATATTTTATTTTTAGTTAATTATAGTTGCTTTTTAAATTAAAATAACTTTTAAAAATACAGAGGTGATTTTTATAGAAAGTAAAAAGGTAATGGTACTGGTAAGGATGTTGGAAGAGAGAGGATATTTGAATGGAGAATCTAAAGCAATGAAAGATTCTCTTATAAATAAACTTAATCTTTTGGAAGAAAAACTATCTGATGTTGAGTTTCAAAACTTTGAAGAGTTACTATTTAAAACTTTTGAAACTATTGAAGATGAATTTTTTGAATTAGGATTGTTGTTAGGATCTATGTTAGGAGAGGAGATTGAATATGAGAATAAATGAACTTAATGAATTAATTAAAAAATATGGAAATGTAAAATTTTTAGAAATTAGAGATGAGTTAAAAAAATTAGGTTATGCTTGCAATGTTCCAGGTGAAAAGAATGACTAAGAAAGATAAAAGCCCTCAGACAGCTGTAACAATCTTTGTAATAACTAATGATGATAATGTTATTCTTAATGCTTTTACAAGTATGGAAGATGCAAAAAGTTATATCGACATAAAATATTCTATTCTTCCAGAAAAGTTTAACATAGAGCCTTGTGCTTTAAATGTTGATGTTGAATTTTTGAAAGAGATTGAAAAGAAGAAACTATAGGAGGTTCAAATGTGTATTGAAGATAGAAAAAAAATAGAAAAAGTCTTAGCTGGATTATTAAATGAAATGATTTCTCAAGGAATGATTGATGAAAACAAAAAAGAAACTATTGAGCAATTAAAAGCTGCAAGAGAGTACGAACTAAGACAAATCTGTGAAGAAATAGCTGAACAATATTTATTAATTAAAAAACCTATTTAAAAATAATCTAAGGTTAGTCCTTAGATAAATGGTTATAAATAATTATGATTTGTAGCCATTTATATAAAGACTAAGTATTTTACAAGGAGTTGAAAACTATGTTTCTAATCGATGTTCCTCCATAGGAGGATGGGATTGGACATTGGCAATTGAATATTTTTTTACAGTATTTTATAGAGGGGGGGATTATTTCTTTGGCACTGGTGGTTTGGGATTGCTCATTGGGGTTGAAATAGCTTTTTCTACACTATCAGTAATAGGATTCTTTACTTGTCCATTTGGCATATAGTCTTCCTCCTTTCAATATTAAATATTTTTTTGAAATTCTATTATTATATTTTCAAATTTTTCACAAAGATATATAGCTTCAACCTCATAGCTAGGCTCTGTTTTATTATCATAATAAGCACTGACATCTTTTAGTAAAATTTCTACATAGTTATCTTCTAAAACATCTATTGCTCCTATGTAACCTTGAAAGCATTGTTCTTTGTTTTGATATCTTATTAATACCCAATGATTGAGTAAATAATTTATCTTAGAATCTTTTGAAGCTATGATATTTTCCAAAATATATTTTCTTCCCATTGTTTGTGATAATTTTATTTTTCTCATACATAAATGAAGAAATTCATTATTTATCACAAATATTATTATTGCTGAGATTATTAAAGAAAAGATAGTAGCTAGTATTATAGCTTTTATTGAAACTCTAAGTTCAAATATATTGCTATCCTCACAAAATAATCTTGTAGGCAAGTAGGATATAACACCTAATGCAAAAGAATAAAGAAGAAATAAATTTGCTTCCAGCTTCTTATAACTTTCTAATACATAGTTAATAAATAATACTCCTACTATTCCTGGAAAGAAAAGTAATAACAAGGTCAAAAATTTTTCATCAAACATATAATACCTCCTATATAAAATACTGTAAATAGATTATACAACAATTTTTAGAAAATTTAAACAATTCTATTGAAAGATAGGAGGAAAGATGCAAGATAAAACATTTAAGCAATTATTAATGAGTAGTAATTACTACACATTAAATAAGCAAATAGTTAAAAGTTTAGGCATAGAATCAGCCTTCTTGTTGACAATTCTTATAGAGGCATCTGATGGGCTATCTGATGATGAAGGGTGGTTTTATCAAACCATTGAGAAAATTGGAGAACTTACAGGAATTGGTAGACATAAACAAGATAAGATTATTAAAGATTTGATTGAACTTAAAATACTAGAACAAAAAAATAAAGGTGTTCCATGCAAAAGATATTTTAAGATTAATTATTCTATGATTGAAAATTTAGTTTTTTTAAGTCCGCAAACTAGTTTGTCTGAAAACGACAAACTAGATTGTAAAAAAGAGACAAACTTGTCTGATGAAAATAGTCAAACTAGATTGTCTGAAAACGACAACAATAAAGAATATATAATAAATAACTTAAATAAAGAATTAAATCATAAAGAACATAAATCATATGAGCATGAGTTTGCTAATGATGATTTAAAAAAAATAAAACAATGGTTTATGGATAATGGAATTGATTTTTCTAAAAAACATGAAGCTAAAGTTTTAGAGTTATTAAAAAATAATTCACTAGGATTTATTTTAAAAACATTCCAGGATCAGCTAGATATTTTGAAAAATAAAAGTGATGTTAAAAATGTTGCAGCTATATTCTCAAATCATCTTTTCAAAGGAACAACCGAAGTTAATACTAAAGAGATTGAAATGAGAGAAGTTGAGCAAGAAAAAATAAGAAACGAAGAACGAAAGGAGTATACAAACAATGATAAAGTTATTGAAGTTTTTAAAAATTTACCTGCAGAACAACAATTAGAAATTGAAATTGAAGTTATTGAAGAAATGAATAATCCTATGCTTAAAGAGATTAAAAGAAATGCTGAAAATGTCTTTTATCTTATGATTTCTAAGAAATTAAGAGAAAAAATGTTTAAGTTAGGAATAAAGTTTTAAGGGTGATTGAATGGAAAAAACAATAAAAATAAATATGCCCTTTGATAAGTGGTGTAAGCTTCAAAAAGACTTTGAAAGAATAAATAAGCTTCTTCCAGAAAACCAAAGATTGGATTTTGAAAAATATAAATTTTGCTCTAACTGGGGAAGATTGTCATTTGATTTACATGGCATAGAAATAGGTGCATTTAAAAAATTAAGAGAACCAGAATTTTATAATCAACAATAGGAAAGGAGATATTAGCAATGAAACTACATGGTAAATTCTACAGTATATCTACAGGAGGAGTATATAAAGCTCTGAATGTAGACTTTAAAGAAACAAAAATAATGGGAGAAAACAAAAGAACAGGTGAACAAGAATTTGATTTTTTAGATGTCATTTGGCTTGAAAGTACAGGAATAAAGGTTAATAAAAATTTCATATACACTGATGATTATGTGTTAGCTATAAAAGATAATGAGATGATTACTTGTGGTGTTGTTAAAAAAAGAGCTGACGGTAGTTATGCAATTGTAAATAAAAAACGGGGAACAGTGCATCCATTACTAGAACTACAGTTTGATGGAGCTAAATTGATAAATCTACAAAATCATAAAATATATTTTGCTAAAAAACATAACCAAGAATAGGAGGATATAATGGGAATTATACTTGTTAAAAACAATAAAGGTGGAGTAGGTAAAACTTATATAACTCTACAACTAGCAGCCTATAAGGCATTTATAAAAGATAAAAAAACTTTAATTCTTACTAGCGATTCCCAAAATGATATTTTAAAATTTGCAGGTGTTAAAGTTGATGATACTAGTAAGTTTGGACTTGAAGATTTTATTGAAGGTAAAAGCTACAAAATTAAAAAATTAAGAGAAAATCTTTTCTTCTTGCACTTACAAGGTTATAAGATTAAAAATTCTTTTAATGAATCTTTTAAAAAAGCTATAAATATTTTGAAAGAGGAATTTGACTATATTGTTATTGATGGATCTCCAGTAATGGGGCTAGATAATTTATTTATTGAAATTGCAGAACATATAGTTATTCCAACCTTTCTTGATAATATTACAACTCATTCGGTGTTGAGTATGTTGAAGAAAGTTGATTTGAATAAGGTTAAGGCTATTGTTCCAAATAGAATTGGAAGAACAAAACTTGAGAAAGAATACTATGATCTTTTAAATAAAAAACTAAGTATTCAAGGAATACATTTAAGTTTTCCCATTCCTCAGCTTAGCCTTATTTCTAAATTGATAGACAATGAAACTCTCTTATGGGAAAGTAAAGCTCAAAAATTAGATTATATAAAGGGAATCTTTATAAGTATTTGGAAGGAGATAGACAATGAATAAAAATTTAGATAATGATTTTGACATAGTTATATCTTCTAAATCTGAAATAAAGGAATTTAATTTCGACAGTTACGAATTAAATGCTGTTGAAATAGCTACTGTATCTGAACAAGAAAAGATATTTATGAATACATATAAGAAGTACAAAAATAATTTATTTGATATGTGCTCATCGCTAGCATTAATTGAAAAAACTTTAAAGCCTTCAAATTCCTTTATGGCTTGGTATGAGTCTAAAGGACTTTCAAAAGATGCTGTTTCTGTTTACTTAAAAAGATGGAATTTATATTTAGAATTCCAAAATTATAAAGATAAGATATTTGCTTATTCAGATCAAGCAATAAAAATTTTAACCAATAAAGAACTCCAATATGAAGAGGTATTAGGAATATTAGAAAATGACATCTATAAAGTTAAAGAAATTAAAAGACAATTACTTCCTGTAATTGAAAAGAATAAACTTGAGTTTCTTCCAGCTGGTCAAAAATTCTTTAACTTTAACAAGATAAAAAGAATGGAAAAGAGAGCTAAAACTCTAAAAGATAATGAAAGAGAAGAATACAAAAAAGAACTAGGTGAATACATTAATAACTTACAAAAGCTTATGGAGGAACTATGATGATTGACAAAAAAACTTTGATAGAAAAGGCTCAAGCAACAATAGATTACAATAACTCTCTTGTAGAAGATGATGCTGCAGTCGCTATGCTAGGCATTTCAAGAATTGTAAATCTCAAAAATGAGATAGAAGAGTTAAAAGTCTTTATAAAAGTTTTAAATAGAATAATCTAAAAAGACTTTATTATTTTTCACTGCAAATAATTGCTCGTGTTAATAAAGCCCTCAGACAGTTTTATTTTAACATTAAATTATTTGCAGTGTCAATATTAAATAGGAGGATAAGATGCTAGAAATAAGAAAAATTAGCGAAAATTTTTATTTAGTTGATGGTGAATATACTGCAAGTACTTTCAATGATGCTGTTATAATTGCTAATCAAAGTAAAGGAAAAATTAAAAATTTTGAACTAGGCTATATGGAAATTAGCCTTTGGAGAAAAATTAAAAATAAACTAAATTTTCCTTTTCTTTTGCTGGAAAGTTGGATGTGATATTGTGAATATACTTAATTTAGCTTTAGCTACTCTTTTAGTAGCGAAGGATGTTGAAAATGAGAAAAATAAAGAAAACAGAGAAGAGAGAGATAAAGATAAATGAAAAAAAAGAAATTAAATTTATAGAAAAACCTACTGAAAGTGAGCTTGATGCTTTAAGTTTAAAGACACTTTTACTTTCATTGGAAATTGTAATTGGTAATCATCAAAAGGTTTGGAAAAATGAAAAAGATGGTTATTTAAATACTTATTACAAGATATTGTTAGGTAGATGTAAAAATCTAACATCTGATATTTATAACAAATGTTATGATGATGTTAAAGATCAGGATATAGAGTATGAAGAAAATTTCTATACTAGAGAAGTTATGCAAGCTCATATTAAAGATTGTGCAAACTCTATCTGGGAAAAGGCTCCAATGACTTTGGAAGATAAATTACAAAGGCTTCCAGCTGGGTTTACAGATACAGTTCATTCTTGGAATAAGCTCATTAAAAATTTTAAATTAGATAGAATTAAAAAATTAGTCAATGAACTTAATATCAAAGAAGAAGTCCAAGAACTAATAAAATCGTCTGAAAAATATTTAGATATGGTTGATAGAGAAATTATGAAAATTAAAACTGCTTAGGATGATAAAATGAAAGAATTTAAAATGAAAACTTAGTTAAAGAAAGATAGGTGAGTTAAATGGAAAAAATTTGTAAATGGTGTTCTAACTATAACAAAGGAAAATGTACTATTTTAAATGAAAAACTTTATCCAGATGTCCCCTCTTCTTACTGGGGAACTTTGGATATTATTACAAAATTTTTTGATAATCATTTCAGAAGGTTCTTAGATCCTGATGATTTATATGATTTAGCAGATGAGCTTTCAGATGAAATAAATAAATTTGTTATTGAAAAATCAGAAGCTACAACCATAGAGCTTGGTTATGAACAACAAGAAGATTTTTCTTGCAAATATTGGAGATAAAAGGAAAGGAGCTAAGTATAATATGGAAACTAATAACCCAGTAAAAAACGAAGAAATAAATATAATAAAAAGAGCAGTAGTTGAACAAATTGAAGAATTATATAAAAAAATAATTTTAAGGAAAAAGGCTTCATAATGGAAAAAGTAGCCATTTACATAAGAGTTTCTAAAAAAGAGCAAAGTAAGGATAATGGGAGCGAAAGCTCTCTTAATATCCAGTTAAAGAAGTGTTTGGACTACTGTAAAGAAAAGAACTATGAAGTTTTAAAAGTTTATCAAGATGTTGAAAGTGGAAGAGTAGATGATAGAAAAGAATTTAATGAGCTGTTTGAATCAATAAGTAAAAAGATCTATACAAAAATAGTTTTTTGGGAAGTTTCAAGAATAGCTAGAAAAATATCTACAGGAATGAAATTTTTTGAAGAATTAGAATTATATAAAATTACTTTTGATAGTATATCTCAACCATATTTAAAAGATTTTATGACCCTCTCTATATTCTTAGCTTGGGGAGCTGAAGATATAAAACAAATGTCTTTGAGAATAAGAAGCAATTTAGAAGAAAAAACAAAAGCAGGATACTTTGTTCATGGGAATCCAGCAACTGGTTACATGAGAGGGGAAAATAAAATGATTGTTCCTGATCCTGAGAAAGCTCCTTTTATTCTTAAGATTTTTGAAACATACGCAGAGACTCATAACTTGTCTGAAGTTGGTAGAAGATTTAAGAAAACAAGATCAGATATAGTGGAAATAATTGATAATAAAATTTATATTGGTTATGTTCCTTTTAGAAGATATGTTAAAGAGTTGAACGAGAAAAAGAGAAAAGAAAGCAGGAAAAATATAAAATGGTATAAGGGTCTCCATGAGCCTATTGTTCCTTTAGAATTATTTGAATTTTGTCAGTCTCTAAGGGAAAAAAATATGAAAGTTAGAGCTTTTTTTGGAAATACAAAACCATATTTATTATATTCTTCTCTTATATACTGTAAATGTGGTTGTAAAATGTATCAGCAAAAAAGAAAAAAGAGCTATGAGACAAAAAATGGAAAAGTAACTCGTACTTACTATTCATATACTTGTGTTAATAGAAAATGTAGAAAAGTTTTCTCAGCAAAAACAATGGATAAAGCAATAAAGGATCTTATTTTAAATTCAAAAGAACTTGAAGAACTAAATCAATATAGCTCTAAAGATAAAAAGAATGAGGAAAAGAAGTTTTTAAAGTTAAAAAATGACTTGAAACTACTTGAAAACGAAAAAGAAAGAGTAATAAATTTATTTCAAAAAGGTTATATAAATGAAGAAGAACTTGATAATAAATTTAAGGACATCAATAACGATTTAAAGATAACTAAGGAAAAAGTTACTGAATTTGAAAAAATCTTAAATATTTCAACTCCAAAAGATATAAAAATTTTAGAAAAACTTAAATTCATAATAGAAAACTATGATGAAGAAGATATCATTGAAACAAAAAAGATTTTAAAAATATTGATAAAAGAAATAAGAATAATTTCGTTTAAACCTTTGAAACTTTCTATTTTATTTTATTAAAAAGCAACTTATATAAAGTTGCTTTTTTTTACTAGTGTGATATACTTTAAAAAAGGAGTGATATGAATGGAAGATAAAATTAAACAGTTAGCTAATATAATTAAAAACTCTAAGCATCTTGTATTCTTCACTGGTTCTGGCGTCTCGACCGATAGTGGTTTAAAGAGTTTTAGAGGAAAAGATGGGCTATACAGTAGTTTATATAAAGGAAAATATAGACCAGAAGAAGTATTAAGTTCAGACTTTTTTTGTTCACACAGAAAAATATTTATAGAATATGTTGAAGAAGAATTAAATATCAATGGTATTAAACCTAATAAAGGTCATTTAGTTTTAGCTGAATTAGAAAAAATGGGTATATTAAAAGCAGTAATAACTCAAAATATAGATGATTTACATCAAATGGCAGGAAATAAAAATGTCTTAGAATTACATGGAAGTTTAAAAAGATGGTATTGTTTAAGTTGTGGAAAAACATCGAATAAAAATTTCTCATGTGGCTGTGGAGGGATAGTTAGACCAGATGTCACTCTATATGGTGAGAATTTAAATCAAGATGTAGTTAATGAAGCTATTTATCAAATAGAACAGGCAGATACTTTAATAGTTGCAGGGACAAGTTTAACAGTCTATCCAGCTGCATATTATTTAAGATACTTTAGAGGTAAAAATCTAATTATCATTAATAATGAGAATACTCAGTACGACAATAATGCTTCTTTAGTCCTAAATAATAACTTCACAGAAGTGATGACTAAAATTTCAAATACTCTTAAAAAGGGAGATTAAACTCCCTTTTTTTAATTCGGTAGGTAATGTTAGCAGGCTCAGTCGACACGCCTGCTCCTGTAAAGAAAACAAGGTGTTTTGAATTTTTTATAATATCAGCTAGTTTTTCAATTTTATTTTCCATTTACATCACCTCAAAAAAAGTATAACATAGTTAATAAAAAAATAAAATAGCAAGAGTTTTTTAAATGTGTTAAAATTAGAATAGAACATAAAAACTTTAGGAAGCATTATGAAAAAACAATAATTCTGAGTACATTATTATGTCTACGATATAGATGGGAGTCTTGTAAAAAATTATTTTATAGTTTCAAGTATCTTTTTTAAAGATTTCATAGTATTTTTTTCTGAACTCAAATCTACAAAGCATGCCCTAACTTTTAATCCATTTTCTCCCGAAAATACTATATCATTTTCTAAAGGGAGTTTTTCATTATTATTAATTGGATATAGTAAATATGCTTTATTGCAAAACTTATTATTATCTTCATTTTTAATTTTAGAATTATAAACATGAATATAAGTTATCATTTGATAAATATCTTCCTTAGAAATACCAAAATTATAAATTATTTCATTTTCTTTTGAACTCTTAAGTTCTTTCCACTTAGTATCTAAAATAATTACTTCTTTTTCTTTTTCCACAACAATATCAGGCTTTAATTTAAAAAAAGTAATATTATTTTTTACTTCCTTCCCGCCAACTTCACATTTATTAAAAATTTTATAAGAATTATCTTGAATCTTTATTGAAAATTTATTATCAATAACTTCTTTTAATTTATTAGCAATATAGCTTTCATAGATAATCTCCATTGGAAAGAAAAGACCTGTTATTTCTCTCTCATCATTATAAAATACAGAATAAGGACTTTCATCTAACAAAAAGAACTTAGCTAAATCTAATGATTTTTTATAGAAACCATTTTTTCTATCAATTAGAAGCTTTCTAAATAAATGGGCTGGAATCATTCCAGAAGTTTGAATATCATCAAAATGAACTAATAATTGATAAATCTTAGCTTTATTTTCCATATCTGACGAAATATTTTTTATCTTTTCTAATGCTAACTTTATTAAACAATTTTCTATTGAACTCACAGAAAATTCATCAAAATTCATAAAAAATCTATTCTCTATAAAATTATATTTTATATGATTAGTTAAATCTAATTTACCTTTAAAGTAATAAATATTCTCGCTTTTATTAATATAGGAGTAAACTAAACCTTTTTTTACAATTTTTTCAACTTCTTCAATAAAATTAGAAATAAAGATTTCTAAAATAGGCATATTTTCATTTCCTATTTCTAAATTTTCATAAATATTTTCATTAAAAGTTTCAACATATTCTAAAATTTCTAAAAACCTTTTTCTTTTTTTATCTTTATTATCTTTTATCAATGGAATCTTTGGAAATATTTCTATGCTTATATCATCAATATTTATACTTCCTATAAAATTTTGTGGAATTACATAATCTTTAGAAATTTCAAAAAACTTAGGTTCTTCGTGTAATTTATTAGCTTTTATAAATTCTTTTAGTTTATCAAATTTATCTTTATCAATAACCTCATATTTATCTTTATCACTAGAATTTTTAGAAGTACCTTTAATCCATATTTTCTTATATTCCTCTATAGTAATTATTTTCTTCATATAATAATCCCTATCCTAGTTATCATGAAATTCAGCATTTTTAGAAGCTTCTTCTTTATCTTTAGTTTTAAGTGTATATATATTTATATAATTTTTACCCTCTTCAAAGGTTTTTTCATTAATTTCATAGATAGTTTTATTTTTTAGTGATTTAGGAAAATTTTTAGGAAGAGTTTTAGGGATATATTCAGATTCAATTTTTTCTTTTCTAATAATAGAATTATTATCTTTATCATCTTTATCATCTTCATCATCTTTTATGTTTAAAACAAATTTTATTTTTTCAAAATCATCATAAAAATATTCTTGTAATAAAGGCATAATAGAATTTTTAAATACTTCTTTTAAATCTTCAAAAGTTTTTATATTAATAAAATAAGAATGTCCTATTAAATGGTCTTTATCCAATAAAAATTCAATTCTAGTATTTATAGCTTTTAGTAAATCTTGTAAATTTATTTCTCCTTCTTTACAATTTATAGTTTTTAAAAGATTGTATTTAGGAGGCATTTCTATAAAATTAAATCTTCTACGAAGTGCTATATCTAATAGTGCTATTGATCTGTCAGCAGTATTCATAGTTCCTAAAATATATAAATTTTTAGGTACTCCAAATTCCTCACCACTATAAGGTAATCTTATTTTTAATTCCTCAGTTTCTCCTAATCTCTTTGAAGGTTCAAGAAGAGTAATCAATTCTCCAAATATTTTTGAAATATTTCCTCTATTTATTTCATCAATAATTAATACATAATTTTTGTCTTTATCATTTCTTGCCCTTTCACAAATCTTTTTAAAAATTCCAGAATGTATAGTGTATTTTAAATCTTTATTATCTTCACTATCTTTTGTAGCTAAAGTAGGTCTAATTCCTTCAACAAAATCTTCATAACTATACGATTGATGGAAAGTTATGAATTCTATTTGACCTTGTTTCTTTAAATCATTAAATTCATTAATTTTTTCATCTGAAATAGTTTCAGTATTATTTTTAATTCTATTTATTATACCTTCATTTTTAGTGGCTATTCCTAAAGAATATAGTATTGAATTATATGTTTTCCCAGTTCCTGGTGGTCCATATAGTATACTATTTAATGGAAATTTAAAATTATTCTCTTCTTCTTTCACACCTAATAAATTTTCAATTTCTTCATCTATTTCTACAATATGTTCTTTAATCTCATCTTTGGAATGAGCTTTTATAAAATTAAAATCCTTAAAAAACTTTATACTTAAGAAAGTTTTAGAAGTAGTTCCTAAAATATATAAATTCTTAGGTAATTTAGATTTTTCTTTATTACAAATTCTCTTTTCTAATTCAGAATAATCATCTCCAAATATTTTTAACATATCGCTTTTATCAATGTTATCTAGTATTAAAATATAGTTATTGTTATATTTATCTTTTTCTACTTCAGCACAAAATTTTTTAAAATCTTCATAAGTATATGAGGCATTAGATGCTATAAATTTAATTTGCTCATTTCCAATATAATTTTTGAATCTTTCTAAAAATCTGATACATTTTTCAGAACTCTTATTATTATAAATTTCTTTGTTTCTCTCAATTATAGCTACTGAATAAAGTATAATATTGTATATTTTTTCTCTCTTTGAAGTTCCATACAATATTGCGTTTAATGGAAAAGAAAAATCTATATCAAATTTTTGTATTGTTTTTGAAAATCCCAAAAATTTTTTATTATATTCTTTGATTTCCTTATTACATTCGTCTTTTTCTTCAGGTGTATTTTCTTTAGATTCTATATAATATTCTAATATTTCTTTTAAATCTTTCTCTTTGATTTCTTCATCATTCTTAATTCTATCTTTATATTTCTTATACAGTTCGATATAAGAAATATAGTAATTTAATATTTTTTCAAAGTCATCAGTTATTTTTTTAATATGTTCTTTTAGGTCATCTTCTATAATATATGAATTATAAACTAAAATTTTATCATTGCTTGGAGAAACTTCATCTCTATATGTATCTTGAAAACTTTCCTTTACTTCGATAGATATATGCTTAAAATAATCATAAATATCTAAGCAAGTATCTTTGAAACTATTATCCCAGTAAATACTTGATTGAATTCCAGAAGTTGTAATTGAAGTACCAAATGCTAAAATTAAATATTTTTCATTAGAAATATTTTTATTGGTATATAGATAAAAACTTGGATAAATATCATCTATTTTCATATTTTCTCCAAAAACAAGATGTTTAAAACCTAAAAAAGCTGGATATGTTGTAGTTGAACGATTTTTATCTTCTTTAGAAATATCATTACCAATAATTTTTATATTCCTGTAATATTTTTGATTTTCAAATTTATCTTTCCATTTTTTTTCTTTAATTTTTGTTGCTTCTATATAATTGGACTTTTTATCTTCTCCTCTTAGGATAATCTCTAAATTTTCTTTAAGAAATTCTTTTAACTTTCCTCTTTCTTCTTCATTTAATCTAATCACATCTTCCATTTTTACCCCTCCTATTTAAATTTTAATTTCTTCATTATCTCATTTTTTTCTTTATTTGTATAGAAAAATTTTTATCATTAAAGTACATTCCCATATTTTCTATCCTGATGTAAATTTATCTTCATAGAATAATGAAATGCTATCATTATTCTAATTTTTGTGGTATAATATCTCGTTAAAATATATTAAACAAACTAGAGGATTGATATTTTGGAAGGAATAATACTTGTAAATAAACCCAAAGAAATAAGCTCTTTTGATGTTATAAGAAAGCTTAAAAAGATTTTAAAAACTAAAAAAATAGGTCACACAGGAACTCTTGATCCTTTAGCAACAGGACTTATGCTTATCTGTGTTGGAAAAGCTACTAAACTTGCTTCTGATTTAGAAGCTAAAAATAAAG